GTCTGGTCCTAAAAATTCAAAAGATATACTACCTACTTGAGGTATGCTAGATGATCTAGCTTTTACAGCACCAGTAGCTATAGCTCTTTCTTTTAGCTTTAAAAAATCAGGTGCATCATTTGATATATCTATTATTTTATATCTTGATTGAGTTGCTACAAAATCATCTGCATCGTGTTTTTTCTTTAATATTAAGTAAGTCTCTTCATTTACTTTATTTCTTTCAGATGAAGGAAAACTTAACCAAACGTTACCATCTTCAGCTAGATAATATCTATCCATAGCTAAGTTATAGTATTCGTTAGAAGTTTCTTTTATGTAGTATTTAAAGTGTGTAGCCCAATCAGGAGGTTGATTACCTAGCGTTACACTTATACTATTAACAGTTTTAGCGTAATCTTTACTAGTTTGTTTTGATGCTTGTGAGCTCGTGAAAACAGGTGACTGCCTGTTGTATTTATCTATATAAACAACACCCGCTTGGTATGTTCTTAAGGATTTTATAGATAACTGAGGTTCTTTTACTGTTGTTATAGAAGCTTGACCGATAGACATAGAAATGTCTGGTAAGTTAAAATCTTCTATGTTATAGTTTTGTAAGTAGTTAGCAAATATAAGTCTATTAGCTGTTACCTCTTGAGCTTTTGCTCTTCTTGGAACATTGTCCCAAGGTCTAATAATTTGGTTAGTTTCTACTGTCTTACTTATTATTTCAGACTCTAACTTGTATTCTGTAGGAAAAGTACCATCAGAGGCATACTTAAGAGTGTCTACAACATATATATTATTGTTGTTTGACTCTTTATATAGTATCTCAACCTCTTCTACGTCAATAGGTCTTGATTCTGTTATATTTATTGATAATTGTCTTAAGTTGTTTATCATACCATCATTATAACCATTGGTAGATAAGTATTCAAAAGTATCAGGTAAAAAAGCTAATTCGCTAAAAGGTGAGAAGGTAGAATATTCACCTGAATAATACTTCCATCTATAAGCAAAGCTTACAAATTTCTTTTCAAATAATACACCTTCTTCACTTAATATAGCTTCCCATGTTAGTGGTACATATGGTAGTAGAACTGGTATGCTTTGTATAGTACAGTTAAAAACGTTGCTAGCACTTATACTATTTATTAATAATTTTATTTCAAAGTTTTCTTGCTGACCTAAATCTTCATAAATAGATGTACAGGTTATTATATCTCCAGGCTGCCAGTTTGGTAATGGTGAAAAGCTTAAATTTAAAACTGTACCGGCGTCTTTAGCAACTCCCTCTGTATCAGTGAAAGTTGTAGCGACAGCATTGCTTATTATAACACTAGATGTTCCAGTACCTACACCACCTCTTGTAGAAGAGCTCATTGTTAGGGTTGGTTTACCCATAGGCGCTTGTCTAGCTACTGTTATGTGTTCTTCCGTGAAGCTTGAAGAAGATGCTAGATTATCAACTGGTATTTTTTGACCAGTATATTTTGTATGTGTTGTAAAATTGTTAGTGCAGCCAGATTTAAAAACTTTTATATCTATTTTTTTAGGCTCTGTAACACCATCAGTCCATAACAACATGTCATCTAAGACGTTTATACCTGTTATATAAGTATTTTTTTGCCAATTAAGTATATTATTAGTATCAACTAATACAGGTGATATAACACCAGTTGAATCATTATACTCAGCAATACAATCAGCTTCATCAGCCTTTATAAACCAATATATTCTATCATTTTCATTGTTTAGTTTAGTACCAACACAAATAGCATTTGTTAAACCAAAACTATCACCACCCCAATTGCTAGTTATACCCTTAGAGTTAGAATCAAACAACTTACCAATAATCTTAGTAGTACCTCTAACATTTTGTACAGTACCAACATCATCACCGTCAGATGTAGACATTTCTATATTTAAAGCGTCTCTGTACTCTCCATTAGGTACTAACCTCTCGTCCAGGTCTTTATTCATTTTACCTGAACGGAAATAATGTTTAATATCTGGCATATATATTAGTGTTTAATTATTTTAGATTTACCTCTCATTATCTGAGTAAGTTCTTCTAATTTTAAATTTGATAATCTTAATTTAGCATTTCTTATAGCAACGAATCTTTCTCTTTTTAATAAAGGTATATAATTAGGTGAAACACTAGTGTGTGTGCTAGCTATTGCGTAAGCTATTGACTTGTACATTGCTTCTTCAGCAAATTTATGCACTATCATTTCATCTTCAGATCCTAAGCCATCACTTATGTATTTTAAAGTAACTATTTTACCGCTAATACTTCCACTAAAGTTTATATAACCTCTAGTTTCATCAATAAAAAATAAACCGTTAAACTGAGAGTTTTCAGGTTCTAAACCATATCTTCTACCACCTAAAGCATCAAACTCATCATCATCATTAGATTCGCTAGAGTTGTTGCTGCTATATCTAGTCCATGTATCTGAACTACTAGCCTGCTGCAGTGTACCTGAACTATCAAACATGTAACCTAAATTACCATCTTGAAGCAACGCTGTAGGATTACTTGTTTTTCTAGCAGGGTATAATAACCTTTCTATACCATCACCATCAATGTAGCAAACTTTAACGTAATTAACATAATCATGAGGTAGCGGCATTCTTAGAGAAGGACCTATTTCTATTTCTTGTGATTTTGTAGATTTAAAAGTGTCGTAACTTAATTCTTGTATTGCTCTTTGTGCGTGAAATGCAACATCTGCTTTTCTTACTTTAGGTATTATTTTATTACTACCAACATAACTTATTATAAAGTTATTTATTATTGTTTGTAAAGATATAAATTGATAGTTACCATATTCTGGATTTATTATACTTATTAATATAATATCACCATTCGCAGCTGCTTGACCTAAAGTTACAACATAAGTTGTAGGGTTATAAGTAAAACCAGTTACAGCAAGACCATTTTGAGTAACAGTAAATTGACCGCTAGAAGTAGGCATAGTGCCTAACGAATTCATTACAGTGCTATCTACTGGGAATGATAATGTATATGTGGGGTTAGAACTTGTACCTGATTGGGTAAACGTCTGTGTTCCGTAATACTGTTGTTGTGTTCCTTCAAATAATGGCATAGTTATTTATTTTCTTGTTGAATGTTCTGAGCTTCTTCCGCTGCAGCTACTTGATAAACCTGTGGATCTTTTAATTCTATACCAGCTAGTTCTAATATTTTAATAACCAATTCAGACTCATCTGATTGGTGTAATTCAAAATCTTGGCTGTTGTTAGCATTATATAAAGCTTCGTCTAACACAGTTGTATAAGCCCACTCTACTGTTATAGGTCTAGCTATATAGTTACACACTACGTTCGTAGTTATAGTTTCTGGGTAAATTTGTATTGATCTTGATAAACCTATTTCATTATTAGTTGTTGCTGATTGAGCTTGACCAGATGCATTATCTGGAACAACACTGCTAGTTCTAACGTAAACAGGTCTTGTTGACGACGGAGCCGTCAAAGGTGAGTTTTGTATATGATGTATTTCGTTTTGACTAATTTTTTCAACCTCTACATAACCGCCTTTGCATTTGTAGAAAATTTCACCTAGTCTATAATAAGAGGGAATAGTACCCATACCGCCTTCATTAGCATCACCTGACATTACAACTGTTTGTCTGTATCTTTCGAATATATCTATTTTTTCTTCTATTATATCTACTTGATCTGCGTATGTAAAATCGTTTGAAGGTAATCTATTTAAAGCATTTAAATCATAAAAATATTGCTCAAATATATCCATCTGAGCTTGGTTGGCAAATAAATTAAATTCTTGAGGGGTAATAAAACCTCTCTGTTCTTTATTAGCTATTGCTAAAACTCTTTGATAAACTGTATCTATATTAACTGCCATAATTTTTTTTATTTATAGTAAGTAACCACCTTATAAAGATGGTTACCTCTATAAGTGATTGTTATTGCATTTTTTTCTCAACGGCTTTTAAAACCTCTACACCATCATCTGTTTTAAACCAAGCAGCTAAAGCTGAATAAGGGTTTTCTTCAAATGGTACGGTAAATAACTTTCTTCCGTTGTTCCAAGTAAACGATCTATTGTCACTTGAAAGTTTAATAATTCCAGCCTCTACAGACTTAACACCAATGTTTCTCAACTGTACGTTGTCATCTGATGCTAGTTGTATAAAAGCTTCAGGGTAATTTCTAGCGTAAAGCAAAGTGTCTCTTTTTATTTCTTTAGTAGACATTTTACCAACTCTATTACCTTTTTCTACTCTTAATATCGCCTCTAGTTCATCTATATCTAGCTTTTTAGCTAAATTTAAAGCTTCAATTTGTAGTTCTATTTCATCTACTTCATTTTCAGCATATACTTGAGGAGTGTACTCATAATATAATACACCTTTCTTAGGGTGATATAGTGATAAAAGCTCTTGCAAAGCTCTATCGGTTTTAGGAACACTTAATCTGCCTTCCTTAAAAAATATATGACCTAAAGTTGAATATCCTTTTTGTTCATCTTTAAAAGCTGAACGTTGATTTGTAGCATATCTAAGTTCTCTATTATAACCTTGATCTTCGTCGAACCATAATAAAGGTTTTCTTCTTGTATGTCTACTTTGTATTGATAAGACAGGTGGAGAGTTATCTCCTGTTAACATATAAACTCTGTCTTTAACTTCCCATTTGGGTTTTGTTGTTTTTTCCATGATATAATATAATTTAATAGTTTGTAAAAATAAAAGCTAGGGGCCGAAGCCCCTTTTGCTTTTAAGTAATAATTGTTATGCTTTAAGNAATACGAAGTTATTCGCAGCTTGTACACATAAACATCTTTCTGANAAGAAGTTAACAACCATTTCATCAGCAGATGATGTATAGTTTCCACCTACAGATCCAGTGATCCAAGATTTCATTTTTCTATCATCAGCCTCAGAAGATCTATATCTTACGTGTAAGAAAGGTCTTTGGATGTTTTTACCCATTGACTCATCATAAACTGTTGAAGTTCCAGCAGGAACAATAACACCTTCGATGTCTCCAATAAGTCCTCTTGTTACAGAGTCATTTAAGTATTTCCAGTCAGACTTGTAGAAGTCATAAGAACCTCTTCTGAAACCAGAAAAGCCTAGGTTCAACGCCATATCTTCAGAATTGTTGAATACTCCGTAAGAAGTTCCACCAACACCGTAGTTATTTTGTGAAGCTAACATGTTATCAATTTCTAAGGCAGTAGATCTGTCTAAGAACATCATGTTTTCTTCAATAGCACCTTGCTTATCTAATTCTTGAAGAATTTTATCAAATTCATTCATACCAACGTGTGCATTAGCAGCAACTTGATCTGTAGCACCACCAGTGTCAACAATATCAAAGTCAGTACCAGTCCATACTAATCCTCTTGCTTCTAGAGCAGAAAATAATCCTTGAGTACCACCAACCGCAAAGTCTCCAGTACCGCTGAAAGTATGGTTAGCAGGCATGCTTACTTGCTCACCTTCAATCATAGCCATTTCTAAGTAATCTTGGAATCTTAATCTAGCTTCGTGCTCAGATTTTAAATACCAAAGGTATCCAGAAGCACCATTTTCAGATGTAACCTCAACCCAACCTATTTGTGCAGTGTCAGAACCATTAACTTGGTATCTGTCTCTTAAAATAGCTGGTTTGTTGCTAAACTGAGTAAATGAAGCATCAATAGATCTAGAATCTTCAGAAGATCCTTTTTTATACTCTGAACCATAAACAAAAATGTTAAGATCTTCACCATCAGCGAAGTTCACAGCACCAGCAGTACCAGAAGCACCAGCATTAGTTAATCTTTGTTGAGTATATGGAGCAACAGTAATTTCAGTTGTTCCACCACCTGATACAACTAAACATTTTAACACTTTAGCATTGTCAGTTTTAGCAACTACAATAGTATCGTGGTTTTGTATTAAGTTAGAAGCAGGTAAAGTAATCTTGTTAGCAGCAGCTGAACCTGATGCTGCTGAAACTTGTACAGCGTTAGCACCATCATTGTAAGCTTCAGCAGAATACGCAATGTGTAATCTACCTTGCTCAGACCAAATTACTTGATCAGAAGCTAGTGGCATTTCTGCACCAACCATATTTAAGAAGCCTGATATAGTTCTTTTACCATATCTTTCTACTTCTTTTTCATAAATTTCAGGTAAAAATTGCTGTGCAAATGTACCACCGCCAGTAGCGCTGTCGAACGATAAGTAGTTATCTTGAAATAACGACTGTGTCGGTCTTGGAGTTAAGTGATTTTGAAAAGCACCTACCCCAGTTGAAAAATCTCCCATAATTTTGAGTTTTTAATTAGTTAAAGTTATTTTTTGTTAAATCTAACTTTGAACGCATTTGAGTCTACACCCGTTATAGCTCTAACCTTCATACCACCAGATTCAACAACTTTATGTGTTTCTCTAGGGTCCATGCTCACGTTTTTTGCTTTAGCAACACTATCCTTGATAGCATCTGCTTTGCCCTGCTCATAGAAATGGTTAGCGACTACATCTGGATTCATAGCTGTAAATAAAGATTTATGATAACCAGCAGCATCACTCATCTCGTTATTTTTGTTTAAAAACTTTTTAACGAAATTACTAATGTCACTTTGATCGGTCTTTATTTTATCAGCATCTTTAACATTAAACCTATAACGTTTTTCACCAACGTTATATTCAAAACCTTTGAATTGTTGATTAAAAACTTTACTAGTTTCATTTTTAAATATTGATGCTTGATGTTGTTCTACTTTTTGACTTTCACCTTGTTCATCGTTATATCTATTGAAAAAATCTACAGCTTTTTGTTGATCAGATGTTAACTTAACACCGGCTTTGATTTCTTTATAGTATTTAGACTTTAAGCCGTCTAGATGGCTTTTAGCATTTGCAACTTGCTCCTTTAATGCTAATTTCTTTCTGCGAACATCTCTTTCACTATCTGATTCTTCATCAAACGAAAATTGATCTTCCATTAAAAAACTAATTTCCTCATCATTAAGATGTGGTTTAGTTTGTTTATAGTATTCTTTTAGTAGTTGGTTTTGATCGTAACTTCCATAGTCTTGATTTAACCTAACGTATTCTTCTAAGGTTCCACCAGTTTCATTCATAAAATCTACGACTTTCTGTATGTTTTCTGGTAAAGGCTCAGCTGTATCTTGTGATTCTTGAACAGCTTGTTCAACCTCATCTTTTAATTCTTCTGTTTTAGTTTCAACTATCTCTTCTTTTTCTTCATTAGTTATTTCCTCAAGAACAGGTGTATCTTCTACCTCTGTTTTTTCTACAGGAGTAACTTCTTCATCTTTTATTTCCTCAACAACAACTTCTTCTTGTTTAGGCTCTTCTTTTACAGTTAAATCTACTTTTGTTATTTCTTGTTTTTCAACCTTTTCAACCGGTTTAGTCATATCGACCTTTATAGGTTCATTAGGTTTTTTTTCAAATCTTTTTACTTTCGGTTTTATTTTCATGCTACCGCCTTCAGTTTCTACCGGCTCTTGTTTAGGAGCAGATTCTACTGGTTTTACCGATTGAACTTCTTCAATCACTTTCTCATTTTTTTCTGACATAATATAATATTATAAAATTAAACAAATTATCTAGGATCAAAGCCACCCATGTCGATGCCTCCGCCTAGTATATCATTACCTGAAGACTCGAAGTTTTTAGCACTATCTTGTGATTTTCTTCGCTCGTCCCCTTGTAATTGTACTCTTTGATCTTTTCGATCTTCTTTTAAATTTTCTTTTTTATCAACAATCTCATCTTGTTTTTGTTGTAACTGCATGTTTAGCTGAAACTCATAAGCCATTAATTCTTTTTTGAGTTGTGTTTCTTGTTGCATTTTTTGTGAAGCTATTTGAGCTTTAACTTGCTCTAACTGAGTTTGCATTTGAATTATAGCTTGTTGCTTTTGAACTTCAGCTTGAGAAGCCATTTGTTGTGCTTCACCATTTGCTTTAGCTTGAGCCTCTATGTTTCTTTGTTGTAGCTCTTGATCTTTTTCTTGTTTCTTTTTTCTACGTATCTTAAGTAGTTGATTAGCTAGNTTAATATTTCTAATCATTCTAAGATCAATAGCATCTTCTAANTCTATACTTTGTTGAGTTAATGCCATTTGTATGTTGTTCTCTAGCAATTGCTTTTCCTCTTCATCAGGTTCAAGTTCTAAGAATATACCAAAATCGTATAAATGTAATTCTGACATCTCTTCTAACGTAGCCACGTTATGAGAACCTATAGCTTGTATAAAAGCATCTCTTGTTGGTGAATACTCTATAATATCTGATATTCTTAAAGATAATGCCTCACA